TCTTCCCCTTCACCACTCCGGACTGCTCCCGCGCCGACTGATCCCCCACGCCGGCCGCGCCGGTCATCGTCGTGCGGGCAATCCGTTCTGTTTCCCAGTCGGATTTGCGCCCGCCGAAATAGGCGGAGATCCGTTCCATCATGGCGACGGTCCCCTCGCCCGCCCGTTCGGCTTCCTGCAGGGTGTCGACCAACCCTTCCCAGGTCGTGTCGTTCACCTTGCGGGCGACGGTTTCCAGGACGTGCCGGATCCCTGCGACGACCGCCGGATTGGTCGGGTCGAATTCCCCGCCCGCAATCAGATCGCTCAGCTCCGACGACCCGACCAGCAGCACGGCGCGCTTGATCAGGGCGGCGAATTCCTCGATGAAGCGCCGGACCTCATCCTCAAGGTCGAACAATTGATCTACCGGCGGAATCCCGTCGGCCTTGAATTTCCCGCGCCCGATTTCCCGGTTGTTGCGCAGCTGGCGGCCCACCTCGTTCTGTTGCCGCTGGAAATAACTCTTCAGCTTGCGCCGCATGTCCGCGGAAATGACGAGAGTCCGACGGTCCTTGGATTTCCAGATCGCCTCGTGCTGCGGCGAGCCGAATTCCGGAGCCGCAGACTTCACCACGCCCTGCTCCGCGGCCCCTTGTCCCGCCGGCGGCTCTTCGTCGGGCCCGGCGTCCGTGTAGGGCAATTCCCCATCCGCGGGTTTCTCGCCGCCGGCGGGTTTCTCGTCCTCGTCCTCCGCTTGGGGCTTGTTGCCGGCAGGCGGTGGCGGTGCGGCAGGAGGAGGCTCCGGGGGCACCATGTCCTCCGGGATCTTCGCGCCGGGCAGTCTGGGGCCCGGGACCAGCATGGCCGACATGTACGAAATATCCCCGCCCTCCAGATCCGGCAGGCCCAACCCGATCACGTCGTTGGCCGCGTTGGGCGGGACGAGGTTCTGAACCAGATCCCGCCACTGGGTCACCTTCGAGGTCAGGTCCTCGCGCAGGCTGGCCACGCCGGAGAGGTCGGTCTCGATGCGCTCCTCTGCGCCGATCATGTTCCAGCGCCGGAACCAGCGGGTCAGCGCGCTGTCGCGCACCCCAAGGATCGATACGATCGTCAGCGACCACAGCACGCGCTCGGCGGTCCCGAAGTTCTCGTAGGTGTCCTTGCCGTACCCCATGATCTCGTCCGGCACGCCGAAGATGGCGCCGATCTCGTCCCGCGCCATTCCGCGCTGCTCGACCCATTCGAGATCCTTGGGCGGGAAGGAGAACACCTTGATGTCGGTGACCCCGTCTTCGAGGATGATCGGTTTGCCCACGCCGGCGCTGTCCATTCCGAATCGCGTGGTCAGCTTCCGCTCATACTCCTCGCGCTCCCCGGGTGTCAGACCCTCGGGGGCGATCAGCGCGTAATCGGGGCGCGCCTGATTCTTGAAGAACAACCGCGTCCACACCTGGGCGTAGGTGTCGAGGATGATCGACATGCGGGCCGCCGTGATCGGGGCCAGGCCGCGCCAGATGGAAAGCGGGTTGTGAAACTTGAAGTGAATAAACTGCTTGGGCTCCAGATTGTAGGGTGCGCCCATCCCGTCATCGATGCTGTAGCTGGCGATCCTGCGATAGCGGGCCATTCCGCCGGGCACCGGGCGAACCGTGAAGTGCTGCGGTTGGCGCGGCCAGATGGACAGCACCTTCTTGCCGTCCATCCCGCGGACGATCTCCCATCCTTCCTCGCCACCCAGCTGCATGTCGATCGCCCATTGGCGGTGAAGGTCCGCCGCCGACATCTCGTCGTTCGGGTTGTCCAGCAACTGTGTGACCGCCGCCCCTTCGACCTCCTTCGTCTCTCCGCCCTTGCCCTTGACCACGCGCGGGCGCAGGGGCGCAATGTTGTTGGCGATAATGCTGACCGCCTTGTAGACCCACGGGTGCCGACGGTAATATTCTCCGCTGTCTTCGAACAGCCCCAGGTCGCCCGACTGGCTTTCGGAGGAAGACCGGAACAGCGGAACGCGTTCCGTCAGCTCGGGATGCAGATCATAGAGGGCGGATTTGCCCCGGGCGCGTTGCGTGATGGACGTCAGAACATCGCTCACAGTGCATTCCCTCGCGTAAAGCCCTCAACGATCGCCGCCCAGGTCAGGCGGACGCACCGCACCAGGAAGCCGGCGCTGTATCCAATGCCGAACGGCGGAATCGCCAGGATCCATTTCGCCGCCGTTTCAATTCGCCCGCAGACACGCCCAAGAGCGGAACGCATCTGCAGCATGGTTGTTCGCATCGATCGGCACCTCGTCTTTTCCCTTGCTTCCATCGGCGGGGTATTGGTACCCGGCCGTCAATTCCTCGATGAAGTTCTTGCATCGCGGATGGACCTGCATGGCGCGGTGCCCATTGCCATCCTTGACCAGCGCGCGCATCACCTGGATCCCGTCGACGATCTTGTGCACCTTCTTCCGCGCGGGAATGTTGGCCAGGCGGAAGCGTTCCTGCAATTCCTTCGCCTCCGGCGATCCGACCGCAATCTGGGGCAGCTTCTTCGGGATCGTCTTCTCGTCGTCCGCCCACCCGAACCACTTGCCCATGATCTGGACCACTTCCCCCACGCATGTCTCCGCCAGGTGCTTGCTGTGGTAGATCTCGTCGAACACGAAGATCTCGTTCCCCGTGCGCTGGATGAACAGGATCGCCCGCGGGTCGATGTACCCGTCATCGAACGCCAGCTCCACATCGGCTCCGGGATCCGGATCCCGCTCCACCGGCGTAATGTTCTCCGCGCCGAAGTCCGCGTACACCAGGCCTTCCATCGTCACGTACCAGTCTCCATCCAGCCAGGATCTCCGCAACGCATCCGGCAGCGTCTTGAGCATGTCCCAGTAACTCGCCGGCAGGTGCGGATTGTCGCCCGGCCGGGCGGGCAAGTAGGCGAATTGAGCCTCGTTTCCCTTCAGCTCGGGCGGCAGCACGCGTTCCAGAAAATACTGCCGCACCCACTTCTGCCCGATCCCGTTCGAGTTCGACCCGGAGTAAAACTTCGGCTGATCGATCCCCGGCCAGCGCAGGGATCCGCGCAGGACGTGGAACGTCGACTCCTGGTTCTTGGTCAGCTCGTCGATCCCGATCGCGGCGAACTCGGCGCTCTGGTATTTGTCCGGCCGGTCCAGGTTGCGCAGGAGAAGCGCCCCGCCCCCGTATTCGGGTCGAAGAAAGAAGCCCAGACCGTCCGACTGCGATGTTTGTAAGGTTCCGAGCCACGCGGGAAACGTGGCAATCTTCGTGATCTGCCGGTCCGTCAGGGCCGGGTATGACTCACAGAACAGTCCGACGCGTACGTTGCGTATCCCGCGGGCCGCCCAAGCGAGCAGGAAGCGCACGAGCACCCAGCGCAGCCAGTAGGATTTTCCGGGGCCGCGCGTTCCCCCGAACAACGTGTAGGCATGCTTGTCGGCGACGGCTGTCGCCTCCCATTGCCGTTCGGTGAACCCGCAGAGTTCGGAAAATGCAATCTCACGCGTCACTTATCCAGCTTCACCAGGAGCGCTTCGCCGGGATTCTTCAGCGTCACACCCTGCTCGGGCTTGCCGAGGACGCGATCCAGCACGTCCTTGGCCGCCTGGCGCCGAATGTCGGTGTTGACCAGCTGGCTGCGCATCGTCGCGCAGAGGAAGGAAAAGGCGAACTGCGCCTCGGACATTCCGTCCTTGAGGATCTCCTTGGGTTCGACCTTGACCAGGAGTTCCTTGAGCGCACGGCGCAGCTGGGTGGCGGCCTTCGTCTTGCGGCCCGACCCGGCTCGTTTTCCCCCTCGTGCTTGTTTGACTCCGTTGCGCAATTTCGCCATTTGGTTTTTTCTGTGAAAAGTCTACGGCCCCACCGTGATGGCGTGGGTGATCAACGCCCAGATGAAGCCCAGGATGGCCAGACCGATCGCGCAGAGCAGGGTGTACCCGACCTTGGTGAAGAAGTCGGTGATGGTGGTCAGGGTCTTCTGCACCGCGATCATTGATCTCATCTGCACGTCAAGATCCTCGCGGACCTTGTCCGCAATTTTCTTTTGTTCTTCCTGCGCCTTGCGCTGGGCTTCCTGTTCATCCTTGATCTGGATCACCTGTACCACCAGGGGAGGATCCCCGTTGCCGATGAAAAGCCGCTTCTTGATGATCTCCACGGCCTCGTGAGTCTCCTTGATCAGCCTTCGTTGATAGCCTGGGTCATTCTCGCTTCCCTGCGGGATGGCGGCGGGCATGGCTGTCATGGGTCGGCTCCTTATGTAGCCGGCGGCTTCAGCAGCGGGATCCCGAAGACCGTGCAAAAGTTCTGGCTCACCGAATACAGCAGGTCCCGAACCACGAGCGCCCACGCGATGCCGGCGCCTCCTGTGAACAGCGCGTTGTACGTCTGATCATCCACACTGGGAACCACCAAGTTGAGGCTTGCACGGGCCGCCAGCACAAAGATGATCCACCCACCCATCTCCGGGATCACCTTCGTCCGATAGAATTCGGTGATGCGGTCCCACTTGAATTCCTTCTGCTTCCAGGCCGCCAACACGCCCAGCAGCAGATCCACCAGCACCAGGACGATAAGGATCAGAAGCGCCTGAGCGAAGAGAGTGGACAGTACGCTGAGAATGCTCTGAAGGAATTCCATCGTTTCGGCCCTCCTATGGCCGTTAAAACAGAAACGCCGCGCCCACTTCCCATTGCTGGAAAGTAGGCGCGGCGCTCATCTCGCGCGGTGGATCCCCGATTACGGGACCGCTGCTAAGTTGTACAAATATTCTACGCCAGTTATCCCGGTTCTGTCAATAAGCATCCCGCATGTTCCGGTTTCAGAGGCTTTCGAAAATCCTTGACCTTTTCCGCCAGCCGATTCATGGCCTCAGCGTCCGGATGCCATTCCCTGTCCAAGTGGCAGATGGTGCATCGGATGACGGCGTCTCCGCGGATCGTCCCGCGGTATACCGGCTCCGGCTGGTTGCGCGGCCAGCGCGGATCAATCGACTCGCCGTAGAGGATCAGCTTCAGCCCGGATCGATCGCGTTCTGCATGTCCCAGCAAATGGCCGTTCGGGCACAACCACGGTCTTGGTTCGTCGGGTTTTCTCGGCAAGGGTCCCTCCTGTCCGGATCGGCGGTTTATTCAATTTGAACTAAAAAAATTACGCCTCGATGTGGCCCTGGAATTCTGCGGACACGCACTCTACATCCCCCTTGCCGGCGTATTCCTTGAATGCTTTTTGGGCCAAGGGAATTCCCTTACTCTCCGCCTCTGCGGCAGACTTAGCAAATACGTAAAAGCATTCCTGCGCGCTCTCCAGGTCGGACCGTTAGGATTTCACGTACCAGAATTCACGATTCATTGTTCCTCCGATTGAGTTGTATCGCCATTGGTTTTGCCCAGCGCGGCGTCGATGGCGGATAGGGCGGCATTCACTTCTTTCCCGTGATCCGCTATCTCTTGCGCATCCATCTTCCCCCAATAGCGATACACGAAAGGCCGCGCCTGCCGAAGCGCGGCGAGGGAATGTATCTTCCCGGATTTGTATGCTTTTTCTGTAGCCTCGAAAATACTGCATGGCATTTTATTTTCATGCCCACTCCACCACTCAACAAATGCGGGATCATGTCCTTCGTATTCTTCCCCTTGGGCCGGGGCGGGACGGTAGACATGAAGTACACCCTCGTTTCCGAGTGGACGATGGTCAATGTCCTCTACCGTCCTTCCGGCTAACCCATTGACCGCCTCGGATTTATCACCGCGTACCATGATGTCGCCTTTTTGAATCGCCTCCAATCTACCCAACTCCCTCCGCCCCTCTTGTAATGGAGCATCGTCATCAATACTCTCCGCCGCCTCAATCGCGCCGTCTACTACAATCTCTTGGGCCGGGGCGGGACGGGCCTCCCAATGAGTAGGCCTATCCAACACCCTTCCGAGTATCATGTCCATGCAATCCCGACACGGCAAATCAGCGCTGCTTGTATGTTCATATTTGCAGTTATTACAATTCCGTATCTCTTTCGGCGGGGCGGGACGGGGATGTACCAAACAAGGCTCGTCCGGATAAATAGCGCATGTGCAGATGGGTTCCTCCCCCAACTCCCTCCGTTCTTTCGGCTGGCACGAACACTGGTTTATATGATGGCCGCAACCCATGCAAAACTCATGCTCTTTCGGCTGGGAGGCGGGAAAGCATTTCGGGCAATTGGGATCAAGGTCAAAATCAATATCATGACTACCATCGGGACGGTTGATCGGGATGGGCTTGCAGGTACACCCCTCCGCGCTGGTTGGGGAGGCTGGGTGCGGAAGCGATGGAAGCGGTTGCCAGTAAAGGTCATTCGGCCACATATCAAGCGGCTTCCACCCATCGTTCCATGACAACCATTTATCCTTTTCGGTGAGGGCAAGATAAATTATCGCGTTGGGCCAAGGGCAAACAAGTACCACTTCCAATTCGGGAGGCTTCTCATCCGGCCACTTATGCCACCCCTCCGCGCTGGCCTTCCCCGAAAGCCGTGACGCTATGCGCTCGTCCAGTTCCTTGTCCTGTTCCGAAAGCGTGTCCCAATTCATGCGTTCCGGCGCAACGGTTCGGCCCTGCGCGATCATCCCATCCCGCCATTCCCGATGCACGTCTTTTCCGGTGATCCCCTCCGCGCTGGATTCGCGAAGGGCGGCTTCCATGTTCCTCATAGTGTCAACGTGGGGATGTAAATGCCGCTCGGGATGTTGG